ATTGCTCTACAAAGAAATGACTATGGATTTTCGGAGAAATCAACGAAAATGGGGAGCTAGAGCATGAGTGAAGATTTTAGAATACTACCTCATGACTTAGTAGCCGAGCAGTCGGTTCTGGGAGCGGTATTTATCGCACCTGACACAATCATTTCCCTGGCTGATGAATTGGTCCCTGATGATTTTTATAAACCAGCCAACAAGATTGTATTTAAGACCATGTTGTCATTGCTTGAAAAAGGTGAGCCAATCGATGCTACGACTATGGTGTCTGCTCTAACTAATCAGGGAGATATTTCAAAAATAGGGGGCATGAACTACATTGTCGAGTTAGTGAACTCCACACCAACTTCCAAAAACGTGGAGCACTACGCTAAGCTCGTAAAAGAAAAGGCTACGCTCCGAAAGGTAATCGCTGATTTGTCAGAGTCTCTTTCTAGCGCATATCAAGGAGATGTATCAATCAGTGACATCATCTCAAAGACTGAAAAATCCATGCTTGACATCAGCAATCAGAATACAGGCACAGGATTTCGCAATGTGGCTGATATCCTAGAAACACATATGCAGATAGTCGAGACTCGCTCGCAGACAGATGGATTCGTTACTGGCCTGTCAACTGGATTTGACGGACTAGACAAGATTACTACTGGTCTTCATGAAGGCAATCTTATCATTCTTGCTGCACGTCCAGCTATGGGTAAGACGGTGCTAGCTTTGAACATTGCAAAGCATGTGGCTGTACAGGAACATAAACCTGCTGTTATCTTTTCGCTCGAAATGGGAGCAGAGGAATTGATTGAGCGCATGGTGGCATCCGAGGGCATGGTTCCAGTTCATCATCTAAAGACTGGGAATCTTAGCACTGATGAGTGGAAAAGGCTGGTACATGCGCAAAGCAATCTCTATAATGCGCCAATTTTTGTGAATGATACGGCCGGTATTCGTATTTCTGAAATACGTTCAAATGCCCGAAAGCTTGCCCAAGAAATGGGAGGTCTTGGTATTATCATTATTGACTACTTGCAGCTAATAACTGGTTCAAAGGGTGAGAATCGTCAGCAGATAGTTTCAGAGATTTCAAGGGAATTGAAGATACTTGCCAAGGATTTGAAAGTACCTGTTATCGCCTTGTCGCAGTTAAGTCGTGCAGTTGAACAAAGACAAGAAAAACGTCCGATGCTATCAGATTTAAGAGAGTCTGGATCTATTGAGCAAGATGCTGATATTGTCGCTTTCTTGTATCGTGAAGCTTACTACCAGAAGGAACATGCAGACAGTCAAGAATTGAATAATGTGACTGAGCTGATTCTGGAAAAAAATCGGCATGGCAGTCTCGGTACAGTGAAGTTGTATTTTCATAAAGAATACACAAAATTTTCAAGTGTGGAGGGGTAGATGGCAAATTGGTTTGTGAGAATCAATCACAGAAAAGAAAACAAAGATAGTTACTACTCTCAGCAAGTAGAACGAAGGCTCTACTTTGATTTAGAAACTAAGAAGGATGTTTTGACAAAAATCAAAGAAGATTATCCAGAATATTTTTCAGAAAAGATACCTCAAAGAACTTCTAAAGGGGAATTCTTTTTTGTCAATGTTTATGAATTGAGTGAAAACTGGGAAATTTTTTGGACCGAAAAAATTCCGTGTAAATTTTGTGGAGAAAATCCTGTCAATAGAATTGACATAAAGAACAATAATTATAGCGGTTATTATTTTTGTTGTCTAGAACATGAAGAACAATTTTATGCAAATAGGCTTGCTGAAGATGTCAGAACATATAGAAGTAGCAGTGTAGTTGGTTTCATCTATAAAATCACTCATAAACAGACGGGTAAGGTTTATATTGGGAAAACTGTTAATCATCCTATTTTTCGTTGGTTTCAACATTTTAAAGCACAATCAGGAAGTTACTTTCATGAAGTGATGAAAAAAAGCGATATCACAGACTGGACCTATGAGGTTATCGACAAGTTAAAAGATGGCACAGAAAATGAACTACTTGCGTTAGAAAGTAAATACATAGCTGATTTTAAAGCAACAAATCCTGAATATGGATATAACACTAAAAATTAGAAGAAAGGAGTAGTGCCATGATTAAAAAAAGTGAAGTCACTGGTTTCTTATCGTTTTTCAAATTTCCAAAGCCATTCATCTATGATGAGAAATACAAGTCATTAAGCAATCATGCAAAACTCTTGTACATGCTTTTATTTGGAAGACTAGAGCTTTCAATAAAGAATGGATGGCATGACCGAGATGGCAATGTGTTTCAGTACTACACTAATGAACAACTTATGGTTGATTTGAATAGTAGCGAAAAGACAATCATCAAATTCAAAAAAGAATTGAAGGATGTAGGGTTATTAAAAGAAGTTAGGCAGGGGAATAATCTACCTAACAGGATCTATATAAGCGCTGTTGACGGTACTGTAAATAGTACAGTATCGGAACTGGAAATTTTACAGACTGGAACTGTAAAAACTACAGTATCGGAACTGGAAATTTTACAGACAAACAAGACTGATAATAACGAGATAGATAATAACAATAATAAATTGTTGATTTGTAAGGAAATTATTTCTTATCTCAATTTGAAAACTAAGAAGAATTTTAAGGTTGACACTGCTAGTCATCAAAAATTTATCAAGGCAAGGTTAAAAGAGGGTTATGCCCTTGAAGATTTTAAAAAGGTTGTGGACATCATGGTCGCTAAGTGGAAAGGTACAGAGTATGAGCAGTATCTTCAACCACAAACGCTTTTCGGCAACAAGATGGATAATTATCTGAATCAGCCTATGCCACGAAAAGCTCACTCTTTTCAATCAACAGTTGATGAAAGGTTAGGATTTTAAATGAAACAGTTTAAACAATTCAAAACCAGAACAGTTCTTGATGATGTCTGTGAAATCCATGGATGCCATCTTTGGTCTGTTAAAATTCCCATTAAGTCCAAAGTTGAGGAAATCAGTCAATGTCCTGAATGTGAAAAAGAGAATATCCGACGCTTTGAAAAGCAACTAAATATGGAATCCGAGGTCAAAAGTAAACTATCGGATACTTACGAGGTCTTTGCTCGCGATAGTATTGTTTCAAGTAAGCTGGCCAGCAAGTCACTACATGACTATGAGATTCAGGTCGATATTGATGAAAAGGCTATGAATTTTGTGAAGAGGTTGGAACGTGAATATGCCAAAGGTACAGTTGGAAATGCCATCATCACTGGTCCGTCTGGTGTTGGTAAGAGTCATCTGACTTATGGCTTGGCTCGGTTTCTCAATGAACAATTTAAGTCTTATGATGAACCGAAAAGTGTGCTCTTTGTGTCAGTGGTGACCTTGTTTGATAAAATCCGTGAAAGCTTTGAGTTTGACAATGGCTTTTCAGAAGCAAAGATGGTCAAGCTACTGTCTGAGGTTGACTTCCTTTTCTTGGACGACCTTGGGAAAGAGAGTCGCAAGGCTGATACGAAGCGGAATGAGTGGGCGCATCAGATATTGTTCAAGGTTCTTGATAATCGGACAAATACGATTATCAACACGAATTTGAGTAGCGAAGAAATCAAGGAGCTTTACTCGGATGATTTTGGGAATGGTGCTCTATCAAGTCGCATTTTTGAGGGAGCGACAGGTAGGTGCTTTGTGTATCCTGCAGGGATGAAGGATAGGAGGTATTGATGTTAAATCTTTACTTCGTCTACAACGGGCACTGAAAGTTTTACCTTGGAAGTTTTAACAATGTGGATGAACTTATCGAACGGATGAAAGACCATCAATGGGCTTTCTCAGGTATTACCAGACCAAGATTTAAAAAATGTATCGGAAAAGACGATGTACGTTTTGATTATGGCGCTGTAGATTGCTATTACTTAGCGACAAAATCAACGTGCCGCGAACCACGTTAAAAGCGAGCTAGAATATGCGTCAGACTTGGACGAATGACGTATAAAGAATTTGCTAGCTCTTGTGTCTTTGAGCCATGAGGGGCAAGAGCTGGATTTTTATAAACAGGATAAAACATGGAATACAGCAAACAAACAGTCATTGAAGGACTGAAATGCACGATTGAGCAGACGGAGGCAAGGATAGTGGAACTATCTAAGCCGTGTGTCAAATCGCTTGCTTTTAGCAGATCCGAGGAAAGAGACTTGCTTAAAAAGAAAGTGAAAAACTGGAAGAAAAGAATAAAGGAGTTGGAAGATGAAAGTACAGCGATTAGTCGAGAAAGAGAAGAAATACAAAGTAGTTCTATTAAACTATAACGATGGACATTTGAATCTTGTTAATGTCAGGATTCTCGGAGAGAATATTATTTTCTTCACTAAGAAAACACAATTTGACCCAAGAAGTCTTAAACTTACAAAAGCAGAAATAATTTCTTCTGGTTTCGGCTGGGTATTCGATTGCCCAGGCGTGGAAGTGACGGAGGTGGAGTGATGAAAAGAAAGAACTATATTATTTTTATCAGGCATTTTAAAAAAATAAAAGATTTAGTAGATTTTTATGAA